AAAAGGGACGGCACGGTGTGTGGGTAGCCGTCCCTCAAGACTACCTAGAATGGGATTTCGTTATCCTCATCCACATCCGAACTACCCGTGGAGGTATGCTCTGGATCAGCAGCAGCCTTAACTTCACCCGCCATGATCGACTCTCTGAAAGCCTTGGCCTCCATCAATAGATCACGGTTGGATACAAGATCTTCTTTCGCAATAGTGTAGTTGCCCCACGTACCTTGGTCATTGGACTCTTCGGTGGTAGCAAGTCGCCACATCGTAGCGTACACCGCAGGAGTAACCATGTCACCTGTCTTTGGGTGCTTTACTTTCTGCATTGCGATTTGTGTTTTCCAACGACGGCTCACCTTCAACTGGCTAGACTTCATGTCAATCACCGCAGGTTGAAACGAACCATCCTCTTCAACCACCAAGCAGTAGTGTTGGTCTGACTTGACCAGTTCGTTGCCGCTTGGAAGTATCTCCTTCGATCCTTCTCTCTTAGCTTTTGTAAGAATTGGATCGTTTGCAGGAATCTCTCCTTGGAATCCACCACCTTGTTCGCGTGGAATGAACTCCAAATACTTTGTGGTTTGGTAGCAAGGGATCACAACAATGCCCTCTTCGCCATCCCAATACTGACTGGTCACCGTATTATATACATCTCCTTGAGATGCGCCCTCAATAAACTCAGGTTTCTTTTTGCTGAGTTGTGGTGACATAGCTTGTAAGATCCGAACAAACGGTATCTGCATCTCCGAACTATCAAAGGATGCACCATCCCCTGCGGTTTCAAAGATATCGTCTAATACATCGGTGCTTACTTCCACACCTTTTGTTTTCGCTACTGCATTCGCCATTATTTATCCTCCTTATTTATTTTTTTGTTAGGGTCGTCATCAACAACGTCATCCAATTCCATCTTGTACCACTGTTTCTTGTGTACGATGAAAAAATCATGATCCTTGAATCCAACGTCATCCTCTCGCGCAATGCTTTCGCTCAGACGCTCTTCAGCTTTATCGTTGCGATACGCTTCCTCCATTTGCATTTGTTTTGAAATACCCATTACGCTTTCCTCCGTATTTCTGCTGCGTTGTTGATGTATGCCCCGAACATATCCAGGTCGATTGGTTTCCCGTCCGTTACACGTTCTTTGACAAACGCTTTCAACGTGGATGGGTGAACGTGCGTCTTGGTCTTTGGATCAAAGCCACGCTCCTGCAAGAGACCAACGACATCCCCTGCTACATTGTCTTCGCCCTTCCCGAAAGAACACGTCACATCATTCTTGATGATGTCATCCAACCCGTTCTCACGTAGCCAAGCAAAGGCTTCTTCCTTGCGCTCTGATGGAATCGATGCATGTACGATCATCTTACGTGTGACAGTCAACCCGTCCACGTCTACTCGATCCATACCCATTTCATCCATAAGTGCCGGAATGTTTTCAGTTGAAAGCTTGTGCTTCTCGTTCTTGACAGCTTTCAAGTATTGTTCTGCGTCAGCTATTTGATCTTCAACTTTACGCAGCTTGCGAACAAGATCACTCAATTGTTTCCCTGTTCCAGTATCGACTTTGGAAAGAGCCTTTCCGTCGTCGAAGTAGTCTTCAAAAATATCATCCATAAGTTTTTCTCCTCTTCAGGACTGGGTTGACAAACCATTTTGCCATCCGTAAGGTGGACTATAGTGGAGGTATGTGATGACTGTCAAGTACAATTTTAAAATAAAACCGTTCGACCATCAGCGCCAAGCGTTGGAGAAAGGTTGGCACCGACAAGAGTTCGGTCTATTCATGGAGATGGGAACTGGTAAGTCCAAAGTTCTGATCGATAACTTGGGCTTGTTGTTCCTCAATGGACAAATAAATTTCGCCTTGGTTCTCGCACCGAAGGGTGTCTATCGCAATTGGGTCACCAAAGAAATCCCAGAGCATATGTCTGATGATGTACCGTACCGTATGATTCGGTGGGTCTCCTCTCCTAATAAAAAACAACAGGAAGAAATGCGATCCGTCAAGGATAAGTTTGATGGGCTGACAATCTTCGTCATGAACATCGAGGCTTTCTCTACAAAGAAAGGTCAGACAGCAGGGGAGTGGATGGCTCGTGCGCTTGGGGCCAACGGCCTGATAGCAATCGATGAAAGCACCACCATTAAAAACCATAAGGCCAAGCGCAGTAAATCTTTAATGAAGATCGCAGCGGGGTTCAAGTACAGAAGACTCTTGACAGGGTCTCCAATTACAAAAAGTCCTCTGGATATTTATTCGCAGACCGAGTTCCTCAGACCGGGACTCTTGGGCCACGAATCTTTCTATACATTCCAAGGCAGATACGCTGTTGTGCAACGCCGCACCATGGGTGCACATTCGTTTCAACAGGTCGTCGGCTACAAGAACCTCGATGAACTGACAGAAAAGATCGACCAGTTTTCTTTCCGTGTATTAAAGAAGGACTGTCTGGATCTACCCGAGAAAGTCTACACCGCCAGGTACGTTACGCTGACGGATGAACAATACAAAATGTACACTCAGCTACAGCAGGTAGCTATGCTGATGTTTGAAGACGGCGAACTTGTGTCTGCACCTGCCGTGATTACCCAGATGTTACGCATCCAACAGGTTATGTCTGGACATATCAAGACAGACGACGGTGAAATGAAATACTTTCCGTCACGCCGGATGGATGCACTCAAAGAAATCATGGACGAGCACGACGGCAAGGCAATCATCTGGTCACGATTCCGTTACGACATCATCAAGATCACAGAGATGTTGAATAAAGAGTACGGAGAAGGTTCAGCTGCGGCATACTACGGTGACACGACAGATGATGAACGCAACCAGATTGTCCAAGACTTTCAGAACGGATCCAAACTACGGTTCTTTGTGGGCAATCCTGCCACCGCCGGATACGGATTAACTTTGACTGAGGCAAACCTCGTGGTATATTATGCCAACGACTTTAACCTGGAGACACGGATCCAATCCGAAGATCGAGCACACCGCATTGGTCAAAAGAATAACGTGACATACATAGATCTGATATCCGAAGGTACGATTGACGAGAAGATTGTTGAGGCTCTTCGCAACAAGATCGACATCGGAGCCAGAGTATTAGGAGAGGAAGCAAGAGAATGGCTGACGTTGACCCCGAAAAGATAACCAAACTTATGGAAGAACGTGCAACTGGATACGCTTCCCGAGAGACAGCAGCTAAAGAATTATCTGAAATGACAGGACTAAGCTACGATGTAGCCAAAGCATTCTGTTCCAACCTCAAACCCAGAGGTTCCGCAGGCATTGCCGAAGTGCGTGGATATAAAAAAGGGGAATGGCCTAAGAAAAAGTAAGGGGACGTATGGAGCAACGTCCCCTAGTTTGAGGCGAAGACCACAGGCATGGTCTCCATCGAGCAGTAGTTGTACCTAAATTGTAACAGGTTCCTTTTGATTTGCATACTCTTTTCTAATTATGACCGACAACTGTCGTGTCATTGTCCGCTGATCCGCATCAGCTAACTCCCGCAAACGATCATGATCCTCTGGTAACAAGGCCACGTTGCGGAACTTTGGCTCTTCTTTCTTCTTCGCCATGATAGTCTCCTTTTACTTGTAGTCTCGTTATATATTAGTTGTCGGCGGAAAGCAATATGTATGCATCCGTTTTAAAAAATAATTGTTTGTTGGACTCAAGAGTTGCCAAAACGTCGTCATACTCTTCTTCCAACTCTTGTGCTACCTCGGAAGCAGTGAATGCTATGTCAGGATCAGAACCCTGCATCCATTTTACAATCCGATTGGTCAGCGCATCCGACTTAACGTGCGTCAAATCCAGATCAACTTCCACTGGTTCTACACGCATGGCTCTCCACGGGATTGCGTCCCGTTTGTCTGGGTAATTCGGTAGCAAGAACGCATCATAGATGTCTCCAGGTTGCACATCCATTGTGTCAACCAACCTTTTGTTCATGAACACCTGCTCTCCATCCGGCGTCACTGCGAACCCACTGCCTGTCTCGGTAATGTATTCCACCATGATCTGTTGTCTGCGCGTGTTGTCGATATTAAAAACGTGGCTCATAAATTTCTCCTTCTTTCTGTTTGTCTTTGTAGTGGTTGAGTTGTTGAACTAGACTCTCGATCCTGGGATCTGTGTGGTCTTCCCATTCAATATCGTCGATCTGTTTCTGTAGTCCTTTGATTAAGTCACTTATTAAGTCTAGGTTTTTCATCCCTCGGTAGCCCGTACTTTCTTATCATGATTTCTATTTCCGATTGAGCAATCTCAAGTGAGTCCGATATCTCTGGCACCCCCATCTTATGCTTCAAAAGATTATTAACCGTGCGCCCTAATGCATTAAGAGGACGGTTCTCTGGTTGGATTTGTTTCTTCCGATCTTCTGGTAGCTTCAACATCACTCTTGGATTGACCGCTGCGTCCACCTTACATTGTGCTATCCACGCTTTTCGATACGCATCTTCATACCGAATGCGATCCTCCTCGGTGTCGTACACCATTCCTTTTACATATTTCATATTTTAATTCCTACCTTTCTCAGATCTCTGACAAACTTTTTGAGTTCTTGCTGCGCCCTCCATAGATCCTGTTCCACATTCGGATGACTATCCGTGCGCCCCAGTTCGTTTGAGAGTCTATCAACTTGCTGCTTTAAAAACCTGTACTCAGATTGTTGTGCGGGGTTTAATGCTTCATCACCCATCTGGCCTCACCTTCGGTTTGACATCAGGTTTCTTTACACCTGACATAAACGGTGTCTTCTTACAGTACATCATGATCTCCTTGCCGTAGGTATCGGCAAGGATATCGTACAGGTTATCAAGAACACCGTCGCCCATAGCATCGTAACAAGCCTTTTCACTCGGGAAGATAACAGACGTAGCTACGTCTTGGTCTTCAACCACGTACTCAATGATGAGCAACGTGTAGAAAAGTTTAAACATCCTTGACCACCTCCCACACGCCCTCTGCGCCTGCGTCTATATTAGTATCCTGAATCAAACCTTTGTTGTGCAGCTGAGATAAATTATTCCGCACAATCGATAGCTTCAAACCCATCCGGTCTGCGAGTTGCCGAGCGGTTCCAGGACCTCGATCGAGTTCAGCCAAGACTTGCTCCTTCCGAGTAAGTGCCTTGTTACTTTGACGCTTGCTAGTTAGCTTCTTCCAAAATTCTTTGATCATTAGTCTTCTCCTTTGTGTTTAATCCTTGTATTCACACCTAGATTATAGATGCATTCTTGTCTAAAGTCTTCCACCGCTTTTCGGATCTTGGCTTCATCCTCGTTCAGACATCCCTCCAACCGATCCACGACGTAGTGCATACATACTCTGTCATCCATCCTTCTTCTTCCTTTTATACTGAGCAAGGATCCTACGTTCCTTGCGATTTGATGGGGGAAGATCAGCAACAACCTTCCCTGCCGAACTCCCACGGTTCAACTGTCCTTGAAAATTTCGGACGTTGTCTGTGACAGAGGTGCTTTCCTCCCAGTTCATTTTCTTTTTCATCGAACCTCCATGTAACTTTCGATTAACCCTTGCGCGACTGGCGCGGTGATGGCGTTGCCGTAGGCGCGGAGGCGTCCCACTCGGGCGGTAGCCCCATGAGCCAACGGGAATGTGTTGGGTTCAACTGGCCTCCACTTTCCATCTCGGCACAAGAGCCAGTCAACACCTGACCACGCGCCGTTAGTCTGCTTGGCCCTGCCATCTTCGACATCTGGGTCAGGCTGCTCCCCGACATTCCGTCCGTGATCCCCGAACCTCCCCTCGTGCCGTCCGTTGCCGATGGCGTTGTCCACCCCCACAGTACCGCTACCACTTCCTCCAGATTGGATTTGTTGCGGTTCGCCAGTTTCTCTTGGTTCTCCTCCGTGATCTCGGGATGCACCTTGTTCGCTCTCGGCGTAGGCCAACCTGTCAGTTGTGCCGCCACGTCCAACGTGTCCGTGCTGATCTTGCCGTTGCGTATCCGACCTCCCTGATATCCACCCTTGTGATCTCGGGTTGTCGGTGTCGGCCACGAACCAGAGACGTTGCCTGATGTGCGGCGCACCGAAGCCCGCAGAGCAGAGATCGAAAGACCCGATGGCGTAGTCCGCTCCTTCCATGTCAGCTTGTACAAGGTCGATCCAACCGAGGCCGTCTTTGCTTGCAACCTGCTCTCCAAAGACCGTTGGAGGTCGGCACTCTTCGATGAGGTGAAACCAGTGAGGCCAGAGGTGCCGCTCGTCAGCCATCCCTTTTCTAGTGCCTGCACCGCTGAAAGGTTGGCAAGGACACGATCCTGTCCAGACTGGTCTGTCGTCTTCCCATCCTGCGGAGCGGAGCGCGTGGCTCCAGACCCCGATCCCTGCGAAGAAGTGACATTGAGTAAATTCAAAAAGCTCTTCTGGTTTGACATCCGATATACTCCTTTCATCGACCACACCATCGGCAATGTGACCATCTCTAATTAAGTTTCGTAACCATGCCGCAGCATAAGGATCTATCTCGTTATAGTAGGCACTCATTCTTTCACGTCTCCCACCAGTTCTTTGAGAAAGTCCACGCTGTCCAATTGCATCTTGTGCATCTCCTTTTCTCTTGGATCTCGTGACACATCCAGATCATGCAGATGCTCTTGCAAATGATCCAACGCAACTTGCAACGTGTTCACGTCCATGTAGTTGAGTTGAGCAGCCGCTCCATTCGGGAGCACAAGATATGTGCGCCCCATCGGTAAATCTAAAACTCGCTTACTCATCTTCGACCTCCATTTCTCCAGTGCCACCGCACTCTTCGCAACCACCTTCAATTACTTGCTCTTCAAGATACCCTATGTCTCGGTTGAAATTGTGGGGACGTGCTACTTCAATAAAAGCAGCCCCAGTCCCTTCGCATTCAAGACAGATCGTGGTTCTCGGTTCTTGCTCCTTGCTATAAAATACCTTGTTAAAGATATCGCTCAACATAATCTCCATCGGATC